TTGAGCCAATAGTCGGGTGATATACCTGTGGCTATTGCCAACTCGACTGCTATCCGCCCGACGCTTCGGGCTTGGTAAAATTTGCTGTCTCAAAATCAACAGCTGCAATATCGGTGACTGTCGGTTTCCACGTGTCAATGCTTTCATTTTTTTTGGTAACACGTTGTTGAATTTTGTGACCCAAAAATAAAAGAAGCTGATTACTTGGACTGCTTTCTTCGCTAAGTATTTTAATGATTGAACGATTGTTGTAAAGTTCTTTTTCTGCTTGGGCAAGTTCATTTGGTCTAGTCCATTCTTCATAAACTTCACCTGTTTCTAGTTCCCAACGTATTTTTAATTTAAGCATTTTGTGTGCCCCTGTTCTTTAGTTTGTGTTACGCGGTTAGGTCTTCGGTTGGAATACCTACAACTTGTAGAGATACTGAACAAGTTTGTGCGTCTGCACCTGAAGCAGTAATTGGTGGATATTGTGGTAATACGTTACCAGTCAAAGTCACACCTGTTGTAAGTGTTAGCACAAAAGCAAGTGCTGTATCTGGTGCGCTTTCTGTTGCGTCCCATAATGCTTTGTATAAACTTCCCGGGCTTGTTTTACCAGCGTCGTTTAAGAATGTCAAATCTAAAGTAACGTTGGAATCTATGTACTTGAATGCTTTACCTGCAAGGGTATCAAAAGTTAAACGCTCGGTATCAAAATTGATAGCGGAATCTAAAATTTGTTCTGCGTATTGCACTGTAGCGATAGTTAAAGTTAAACTACGACCACTTAAAATCGTTGTTGCCATTGTTGCCTTTCTTAGCCTGTGTAGGCTGTTTGTAGTTGTATTTCAGCACACAATAAATCTGTGTTATTTGTGCTTCTAATTTTAGGGCTACTTACCGATAAAACAATAAAGGTTAGCGGAATAAGTCCTAAAATAGTTTCTATATCGTCTTCCAAGTTTGTTAATGCGCTTGGGTTTGAATACGTGGTACTAACAACTTCTAATGTTAGTCTTACGTAATAGTTTTTAGTATTGCCTATAACCATTGGTTCAAGGTATGGGTCACTAGCTAAAATAAGTGCTGCGGGTGGGATAATAATTTCGGGCACATGATCGTAGGCTGAGTAGTTTGTGTTTGAGGTTATGGCTGTTTTGAGGTTTGCGCGTAAAGTACTTAAAGGCACGATTAACCTACTTGACTATTTGTGTCAATATATTTTGAAATTAAACCTGTGACTTTGTAAAGTAATGTGCGACCCATTCGATATGGGGCTGGAACAAAATCTAAAGCCTGCGAAGATCCTGAAACTGAAAGTCTTGATTGAAACACGTCTGTAGATATTTGTAGAACGGCTTCTTCAACAGCGTCTATGCCGTTGTATTGTGAAAGGCTATTAACTACAGCTAGTCCGTTAGGAATACTAAAACGATAATCGTCGTGAATAGTTGCCCCTGTTGTTGTTATCCTAAAAGTGTAATCGTCAATAATAGAATCAATTACTTTAGATCCATTATGACCTGTAACACCTGAAATTGTTACTGTTTGACCTTCATAAAATTTGTGGGGTTGTGTTGAATGTAAAGTTGTTAATACAGCACTTTCTGATTTTTGTTTATCAATGGCTACTTTATGTTGTACAAGAAAATCACCTATAGCGTCTTCCGCTGTTTCTATAATGCTTTCAAGTTGTGCGTCTGAATATAAAGAAACGCTAACGCCAATTACAGCTCTTAACTCTGCTGCTGTAACTAATACTGGCATTTTACATTCCTTTTATTAAGGGTGTGGGTGGCACAGGGGCGAACCACCCACACGTTTATTTAGTTATTATCAGGTGAAATTGTAATGGCAAGAACCATTAGCAATTTTTACTGCTACTGCACCATATCCGTAATAATTAACGTCAATTTGACCTGTGTTAATTACGTTTGTGCGTAGGCTTAGACGTGGTGACTCGTACCAAGTGTAAGCGTCTGGGTTGATAACAAACATTGATCCGTCACCAGTTGTCAATGTTAATGCAGACAAGCTACGTGAAACATACAAATCTAATCCACCAACGTTACCTCTTAAGCTAGTTGGTGAAACTTGTCCACCCGCATTTGAAGGATTTGTTGCGGTAAAAATTGGGCGACCACCAGACTCTACGTAACCCATAATGTTACCCCATTGTTCTGCAGAAACTACAATGTTACGAGCAAAACCTAGAGAATCTTTGTAAACTTCTGCAGCTGCTTGTGCTACGAAGCCCATAAGACCTGTTGCTGTGTTAGCTTGTGCTGTTGCAGCAATTTGACCATTTGCAATAATTGTACTTGCTACATATTCGTCTGTGGCTTTAGCGTATGCGTATTCCATTTGGCGAACAAGTTCGTCAAAGAATAATGGTGAGGAACGATCTAACAATTCTACTGAGAATGTTTGTTGTCCACCAAATTTTTTAACTGCTACTGAAACGAATGAAGCTGCTGTATCTGTTTCTGATAATGCTGCTGCTTCGTCTGCTTGTGCAACTGTTGGTGCTGTTGTAATTTTTGGAATTTCAAAAGACATACCTGCTGGTGGCAGAGTTGCTCTTGAAATAGCGTCAATAGAACCTCTATCAGCGTTTGCAATTCCGTTAATTACTTCTTGTGTTTGTGGTGTTGGAATAAATCCAGCGTTGTTTGAAGTTGTGTCAGCTGCCATTACATATTGACGGCTGTCTTCGTTACCAAGAGCTGCTCTAATTGAGTGTTCTAGGTAAGAAGCCTTTGAAACGATTGGGCTTCTTGGTGCTGTAAAGATTGCTGGGCGAACGTTGCGTTCTGCAGCTTCTACAGCTGGGGCTTCTACAGCCTTTGCTACTTCTTCTACTACTTCGGGGGTAACTTCGTTTGTCACGATAGTTTCCTCGCTTTCTGTTGGTTGTGAAGTGTCTGCACTTGCAGCGACTTCGGTTATTTGTGCGTTCTCGCCAAACGCTGGAAATGTGACGTGTGAAACTTCTTTTAATGTTGCTTCATTAACAATTACTTGTTCACCTTTAGTGACGTAATCATCTATCATAGCGCCTACGCTAAATCCAGTTCGTAAACCTTCTTGTGCTTCGGCTAATGCGTCGTCTCCTGAGTTTGTTCGTGCGATTTTAAATGTACCAATTATTTTTTCATCATCTTCTTTATAGCTTGCTAGTTTTCCAATAGGTCGGGTCATATCATGCTCGGTAAAAAGTTTAATACCTTGACCGATTTTTAATGAGCCTGGTTGAAATACAACGTCGCCCATATTTGTGTGACCGACTTCATTGAAAGGAACAATAACGCCAGTTAATTCTCTTTTTGAAGAATTGGCTGCGATAATGTCCGTTGAGAACGTAATAAAATTATTCATTTATTAAGTCTTCCCTTTCTCTTGCCTCACTAATTGTCATAACTCCTAGTGGGATAAGTTTTTGATAAATGTCAGCGCGTTCTAATGCGCTTGGACTATAAAATTCTTCTAAATCAAATTTTACTATAGATCCTCGTGGTGTAATATCGTTGTCGCTTAATCTTTGTGTAATACAAGTCATTAAAGGTTTCAAAGAAAAATCTATTAGGCTTCTTCTTTCAGCTGTGACGTTAGAATATGTCATGCTTCCTGCGGCGTTACCCCCTACATAATATTCTGGAAGATTGCAGGCACGCGCAATTTCTGAGGCCATATATTGACGAGCTGAATTTAGCGTTAATTGTTCTGGGCTAAAACCTATGCTTTGAAAATCTATGGTGTCGTTTACAAAAGCTGTGCCACGTGTTTGTCTGGCTTCTTTCCATGAATTAAGTAGGGCTGTAACTCTTTCAGCAGGCATAGGCAAGTTAGATTTTAATACCACGTTAGGGGTTGGTTCATCTGCGAATCTTTTAACTGCCTTTTCTAATGCAAGTGCTGTAAGTATTGTTGTTCCTGCTCTTACAAGTAATCCTTCATCAAATCCAGTAAAGGGAATAAGTGAACCTAAACCTGTGTCAGGTATTCTGTTGCCGTCTACGCTGTAATAACGTACATTGTGTCCAAGTGCGTCAAGAGTTCTTGTAACACGACTTACAGAAATCCATTCTGCACTTAAAGGTCTGTTGTCTGTACCTAGTTCAAGTATTCGCATATAGCCTTGACCTGTAAACAAAATATCTTCGGCTAAAAATGTATATACAGACTGTCCAGTCATACGTGGATCAGGTTGTCTAATAAAAGGTGGGGTTGGCACTTTAGAATTATTTGACTCGCGTCTAACTTCAAGTGGTAATGATCCGATTGTGTTACAAATAATTCCTCTAGCCCTTGCTAATGAGGGTACCTGCATAGCTTGTGCTCTGGTAACTGAAGATAAACCAAAATAGTCAAAAGGTTGTGCGTATTGTTGATAATTGTATGGGGCTACTGCTGCGTCTACTTTATTGACGTTGTCTTGTGGCTTTACACCTAAAAGATTTTGTAGGAAGCCCATAACTTCTAATTCTTTACTAAATCGTTATAATAGTCAAGCCGTTATGCAACTACAATGTCTTGGTTTTGTGATCTTGAGCCAAATTGTTCTGCTTTACCTATTGCAAGTATCATTGAGATAGCCGCTGTTGAAGGTTTGCGTCTCATCACATACCAAGCACCTGTTTCGTTACTTTTCTTTATGCAACTATTAACACTTGCAGATAATTCGGGTTGGTTTGAATGAGCGATACGATTTCCACTCATAGCTGAAAGCACTTGATCACAATTTACGTAATAATCTGAGCCTTTAATTACGTTTGCGTTTATGCCCGCCTGTTTAAGTTTTGCTACAACTGAGTCACCTGTAAATCTGTTAGCAATTACTTCTTCAGCGTTGTAATGCTTTGCCCATTCTGCTATGCGACCTGCAATATATAAATCATCTATCGGGTTGTCTTGGTCTTGGTATTCCATTAGTCCTACAGCTATTGTTTTGTCTTCAAGTATTTGTGTTCCTGTTAGAGCCCAAGAATTTCTTTCAGGACTTATTTCTACACCTAGCCAAGTTGGTCTGTCGGGGGTAAGTGTTAGGTTTGGTTGCATACAAGCGTTCCAAGAACCTTGCTCCCACGCTGAGTTCATTGTTTCAACCCACCTGCATAATACCTCTGTCATAAATATTTCTGGCGGATCACTTAATCTGGCTTTAATTGCGTCTACTGTAATTGTTCTGCCTAGTGCTGGGTTTGCTTCTTTCCAGCCTTCTATGTCGTTTAGTTTTCTGTCTGCACTAGCTGACCATTCCATAAAACAT